TCAATAACTATTTGGTTAATCAAAATATTTGTTACATATTAATAATCCCAGGGTTTGGTATAATAAGTACTACAATTTCAGCCAATTCTAATAAGAGCGTATTCGGTCAAGATGGCCCTTTAAAAAAATTTTTAACGCAACAAACTATTTGCAGGAATTCAGTAGATCATATACTACAAACTACTTTTTTATTTATTTTAAACCATATCAAAAGTAAGCTTAAAAATGTAAAAATGTTTGTACAAGAAATTTTATTTCCTACTGGGAACCCGCCGATAACCAAAGCACCAAATTTTATAAATTTGAAATCTAAGATTAAGGATAATCCAGCCCATATCTCAAAATGTAACTTATCCAATTTACCAAACGGAAAAAGTGCTAATGTTTTAAATAAATTAAATCCTTATTATGTAACAGGATTTTGTGATGGTGAATCAAGTTTTACTTTCAAAATAGAAAAAAAACTTAATACTAAAACGGGTTGACACATCCAACCTACTTTTAAAATATCATTAAATAAAAAAGACATATATTTATTAAAAGAAATCAACAGTTTTTTTGGAGTAGGTAATACTCATATAATAAAAGATTTTACTATTTATACTGTTAGTTCTATAAATGATTTAGTTAATGTAATTATTCCTCATTTTGATAAATACCCACTTTTAACTCAAAAACGTGGAGATTTTGAACTGTTTAAAAAAATTATTTTAAGGATGAAAAATAAAGAACATTTAAACATGGAAGGATTAATAGAAATTATTAGCATTAGAGCTTCACTAAATAAAGGATTATCCCTTTTATTAAAGGAAAATTTCCCTAATATAGTTCCAATTGAAAGACCAAAGTTTGAAACACCAAAAACTTTTGACCCTTATTGAGTAGCTGGATTTACAGACGGTGAAGGATGTTTTTATGTAAAAATAAATAAATCTAAATCACATGATATTGGTTTTCAAGTTTCATTGGCATTTATAATAACTCAACATTCACGTGATGCTGAGTTATTGAAAAATTTGGTAAATTATTTTGGATGTGGATCTTATGTAGGTTATGAAAAAAGAATGGCTGGTGACTTTATTGTAACTAAATTCAAAAATATTAATGAAATAATTATTCCTTTTTTTGATAAATATCCGCTTATAGGTGCTAAATTGTCAGAATTTTCTAACTATAAACAAGTTGCGTTATTAATAGAAAATAAGTCACATTTAACTACAGAAGGGCTAAAGAATATTAAGGTCATCAAAGAGGGTATGAATTCAGGAAGAGTTATTAGCGAACAAAGTAGTTTAAATAAAAATACATTACTTAAACCATTTATTCAAAAAAGAACATTTGTACAAATGTCTTGTTATAAAGGAAAATCTCCCTTAGTAAGTAGTAGACATTATTTTATTAATTTGAAACGCCCTACTTACGTAGGCTATTCTTTAAATAAGTATTACAATCAAAGTAATTTAATTGAAGAATGATTTTCGAGTTTTTTAGATGGTGTGAAACATTTTCAATTTATTAAAAAAATATTATTAAGTTTAAAAAATGTAATATTAATAAATTATATATTTGTATTGTATCAAATAAAAAATAACTATTGAATCTTCCTGAAAGAAAGATTATATCTTTATATTCGCGAATTTATTTATAAAATTAAGAAGTCTATAAGATTAAGCATGTGAGTAGGAATTTCAGAGGCCATACGTTTGTTATCGACACAAAAATTCGATAATTTAGATTTAGTTGATAATTCTATTTCTTCAGAAATTATCGAAGATACTAATATTAAAAATGAGAATCTTAAAGATTCAGATAAAAATAAGGTTTTTAATGAATGATTAGCAGGATTAATTGATGGTGATGGTTGTTTTCAATTATCAAAAAAAGGATATGCTAGTCTAGAAATAGTTATGGAACTTAGGGATAAACATTGTCTATATATAATTAAACAGAATTTTGGAGGTTCAGTAAAATTAAAGGCTGGTGATAATCATTTAAGATATAGATTGCATCATAAAACAGGCTTATTAAATATAATAAAAGCTGTTAATGGTCTTATTCGAAATCCTGTAAGAATGCTTCAATTAGGTAAAATATGCGAAAAATATAACATAGACTTAATTCACCCACAACCATTAACTTACTATAATGGTTGGTTTTCAGGATTTTTCGATAGTGATGGTAGCGTTTATATGAATGATAAATCTGGTCAATTATTTATTACTGCATCTCAAAAAAACAAATTTTTGTTAGATGCTTTAGTTGAACTGTATGGTGGAAAAATTTATACTCAGGCTAAAGTAGGAGCATTTAAATGAACTTGTTATAGAAAAGATGAAGTGTTAAAACTAGTTAATGATTATTTTAAAGTTAATCCTTCTAGATCTGAAAAACGAGTAAGATTACACATGGTTAATAAATTTTATGAACTTAGAGTACTTCATGCTCATAATGCAACACCTAATTCAGTATTAGGTAAAAGTTGAAAAAATTTTATGATTAAGTGAGATAAGATAGTATCTGGCAAAGTTTAATGTATAAATTTATTAGCAATAGAGTGTTTTTATATTATTTAGTTGATAAAGAGATGGTCCATTTTCGTTTATTTGAAAAGTATCTTGGTATGGTCTATGCCATGTGTTCTATTGGAATTTTAGGATTTGTAGTTTGAAGTTGAGTTTTGGCTTCGCCTCTTAGTGATATGAGGACTTATATTTTTTATTTCGCTGTAAGCTGGAACTGCTTAGTGCTAATTGGTACCTTGAATGGTGAAAATTCGATTAGCTATGCCCAATCAGCCGGCAATCTGTCCCTGTGCTCATCAGAGAGTAAAACACAGAGTGCTTCAGAGGCTATACGCGAAACATCTTTTAATTTTTCAGCATTTCGTCAGTATTATAATACACTATTTGTAAATGACACGCAACATCTATCCAATAACTGATTAACTTGATTTATTGGGTTTATAGAAGGGGATGGTGCCATTCAAACTTATGCGAATGGTACAAGAGTACGTTTTGTTCTTACTCAAAAGGAAAGTGCTATCCTTTTCTACATTCAGAAAAAGTTAGGAATAGGTGCTGTTAAGCATTTTCCACAAGGGAAAAGTGGGAACAAAAATGACTTCTACAGATTAATTGTAGATAATCCCTCACATATTCTTCTTCTAGCCTTTTTATTTAACGGTAATTTGGCACTTACACACAGAATACAACAATTATCTTTTTGAGTTCAAGCTTTAAACAATCGTTTTGGGTCAAATACAATTATATTGATTAATACTGCTGTTTCAGTTACATTACAAGATGCTTGATTATCTGGTTTCACCGACGCTGAAGGATGTTTTAATGTATCCATAACATCCAATGCAAGATATGCAATAGGTCATGTTATAAAAATGCGTTATATACTTGATCAGAAGGATAGTACTATCCTTCTGATCATACGAAACCTTTTTGGATTTGGTAAAGTAACTCTTAGATCCAAAACGGACGGTGTTTATCGTTACACAGCTACAGGCTTTAAAACAATGAATGATATAATATCTTACTTTAAAGTATTTCCATTACTTACTAAGAAGGCTCAATCTTTTGAGAAGTGATTAACTATTCATAATCTCGTTTCTAATAAATTACATCTCACTGAAGAAGGATTAGCCCAAGTAAGAGCATGACAGAAACAGATTAATATTGATAATGGTATGACAAAAAAAACAGGATCTGCGCATCCTTAGTGTTATTAATTAAAAGATGAAGATATAGTCCGATTCTCCTTGTGAAAGGAGCGCATAGTTATATAGCTAAGCGGGTAGATATGAGGAATATCTGCTAACACCCTGATGGGTTTTCTTTTACAGTGGGAAACCCTATTATCTATCAATGCAAACAATGATGGGTATCGCCGCTAAAAAAGCATTCGATGGAAATAATATCTCTGATTTATCTTTTGTTAAATTTAATAAACTTTATTATGAAAAATATAATACTACACTTGATCCTAATTGATTAGGATGATTTATAGGTTTCGCCGAAGGAGATGGGTATTTAGGTATTAATGAAAATATACCTGTGTTTGTATTAACGCAAAAAGAATCGAAAATATTATATGAAATAAAAGATATATTAAAGTTTGGTTATGTAAAAGAATTTGAGGATTTTTCTAGATTTATAGTTAGAGATCAATCAAGTATTCTTTTATTATTCCATTTATTCAATGGTAATATTCATCTTAAAAATAAAAACGAGCAATTAGTAGAATGATCTGTGCTATGAAATAGTAAAAATAACAATAAAGAGAAATTACTAGTAGTTACTAAACTTGTTAAATTATCGCTTAAAAATAGTTGATTTTCAGGTTTTACAGATGCTGAGGGTTGTTTTAATGTTTATATACCTAAAAATAATAAAGGTATTAGTTTAAGATTTATTGTAGATCAAAAAGACGGATTACCTTTATTTAATCAATTAAAAATTATATTAGGTTCAGGTTCAATTTATACACGTAAAAACAATAATTGTAGGTTTGCTATAACTAATATCAGTAAATTAGCTTTAATTATTGAATATTTCAATCTTTATACGTTAAGAACAAAAAAACAATTTGCATTTACAAAATGAAAAGTAATCTATAATTGTGTTTTAAACAAAGAACACAAAATACCTTCAAACATGGAAAATTTAAGAGGATTAAGTATATTAATTAATAAAGATAATGATTAGATATATCAAAAATTTGCATTAATCTTCTGATTTGGTGCAGTGGGTTTAAAATCCCACTTAGTTATTATTTTTCATGGCAACTTTCCAGAGAAACATGATACATTTCATATTAATAAGTATGTTTTAAATAATAACTGGACATGGTGAAAACGGTTAACAATGCCCTTAGTTGAAGACCGACGGTGACTTGGAGCACCGCTACAGACTGGTTCACCTACGTAGAGCTGAAACGCTCGCGAATGTACAGTCGGAACTTAGTAATCTTCTAGTTATAATGGATTGATGTAAAGGGATTGATATAATTAAATAGATTAATCGAAAATTATATCTAAATGGTCAGAACATTCAAAAAACATCTAGATATAAAAATTATATCTATCTAAGTTTGCACATGTACACTGTAGGGCTTGATGTAGACACACGAGCCTATTTCACGGCCGCAACTTTAATTATTGCTGTACCCACTGGTATTAAGATATTTTCTTGGTTAGCAACCTGTTACGGAGGTTCTTTAAACTTAATACCATCCTTATTATTTGCATTAGGTTTTGTATTTATGTTTACTATAGGAGGGTTAAATAACAACCTGATAGCTCTCCCTCTATTTACGTCCATCTTCCACCCTTATAAAAAGGGTGGAAGATGGATTCTTAGATTTGACTACTATATGCTGAGAACTTCTGACAATTATGCTACTAGAGTTTTATTTAATCTCAGTTATAAAGCCTAATTTTGAACCATCAGCAGGAAACCTAATTATATTTAATAAAAATATAGCGGGATCCTCAGAGACTATACGCAGTCCCCGATTTTTACTCCGGGAAGAGATAGTCCAAGTAAGAAAAAATTCATTAATTCTGAATTCTCGGTATAGCCAATTTACTAGAGTGCCGCTAGGAAACGCTATCATAACTCGATCTTATTCTAATTTTGGTGATAAGCAGTCTTATAACCAAGATAATATCCAAGATTTAAAGGTTGTAAAAGTTTATGATAGTTTTAAGGAAGATAGAGTTAATATACTAAAAGAACAAAGAGATAAATCAGGTGTTTACTGTTTAATAAACAAGGTAAATGGACATGTTTACGTAGTAAGTTATATTAATTTAGCTTCTAGAATGAGAAATTATCTTAATAAGGCTTTTTTAAAAAGCAAACAAAATTTTAATATGCCTATTACCAGAGCCTTACTTAAATACGATCATTCAAACTTCTCTCTTTTAATTTTAGAATATGTTGAACCTATGCTTTTAACTGGTAGAGAAACTTTTTATATAAGCCGACGACCCTTTCTGTCGTTAATGAGAAATAATAACCAAAAATCTAATTATGATGGGTTGGGTGGATGGTAATTATTTTTAACTCTGTGCTACGAAGCGTGCAGTAGATATATTTTTTATCTCGTATCTTAATAATCTGGAAGTAGAGAAATAAAAAGACTACTATATGCTGGGAAGTTATTACAATTATTCTACTCGAGATTGGCGCAGGCTAAATCTCAGTGATAAAGTCTGATTTTTAACCATCAGCAGGAAACCCACAATATTACCAAATAATTTAGTGGGGATCCTCAGAGACTATACGTAGTCCTCGGGGTATTTACCTCGAGAAGATATAGTCCAAAAAAAATATATTCATTAATCAATTAACTTTTAATAAGACCTGAATTAATAGGGTATTACTTATTAACACCTCTTATTTAACCGCTTGGCTGCCCAGGGTTAACGAGAAAAATAAAAAAGCTCCTTTAAATATCTTTTTTGAATTTTTTCTTATTGTATCAGGTACATGAACATTGGTAGAAGTTCAACACACACTAATGAGTGTAAATTTATCATATTTATATGGGTTTAATTTGGATGATCTAAATTTATTCGCAGCTTCTCCTGTACTTACTTATCTAAATGCTGACACGGATAAATTGTCTATAATCAAAGATAATAAAGGTAAATCAGGTGTGTATCGTTGAACTAATTTAACAAATGGTAAGTCTTATATCGGAAGTTCTGTAAGTTTATCTAGAAGACTTGCACTATATTACAATTTAAATTTATTAACCAAGTTTAGACAAAATAGTCTTATTCATAAAGCCATTTTAAAGTATGGTTATTCAAGATTTAAATTAGATATCTTGGAATATTGTGATAGAAAAGATGTAATCATGAGAGAACAATATTACATGGATACCTTTAAACCGGAGTATAACATTTTAAAGTTTGCGGGTTCAGCTATAGGTTTTGTGCATTCTTCTGAGGCGATCGAAAAGATACGTATGAAAAAGATAGGCCGTAAACATACTATTGAAACCATTGCTAAAATGATGGGTCGAACACACTCAGAAGCAACTAAAAATAAGATTAAGAATGTTTTAGCCTCCGAAGAAGTTAGGGAGAAGATGGTTAATGCCTTCTTAAAGCGTAAGGGTGTGAAAGTCTCAGAGGAAACTCTTGCCAAAATGAAATCCGCTCAGGAGAATAGAGATTGAGTACCCAGAGCTGGTTTTAAAGTTGAGGTTACAGACCTAACTTGTAATCTAGTAACTGAGTATGACTCTATAAGTAAGGCGGCCTCGGCTCTTGATATACCCAAGAGTACTATAGCTAGAAAAATTAAGCTTAATTCAGAAAAGCCTTATAAAAATAAATATGTTTTTAAATCACTACCTTCCCCTCGAAGCCCCGCATAAAAAAATTATGCTAAGATAGGTGGTGTCTATAACGGGTATATCTTTAGTTATGAAAGATTAATGGATTAATGAATTTTTTTTTTCTCGTATCAGGAGTTGTTTTAGCTAATGCCTCACTTGATATCGCATTCCACGATACCTATTACGTAGTTGCTCATTTTCACTACGTATTAAGTATGGGAGCTGTTTTTGCCTTATTTAGTGGATGATATTTCTGAATTCCTAAAATTCTTGGATTAGATTATAATTTATTATATTCTAAAGCTCATTTCTGAGTGTTATTCGCAGGGGTTAATTTAACTTTTTTTCCTCAACATTTCTTAGGTCAAGTAGGCCCTTTATTATAGAAATATAACAATTTGCACAACACTGTATGCTAGAAAATCTATTAGGTAGTTGGCACTATAAATAGACAATTAGCAGGAAACCAATTAGTGATTCTTATTATATATTTGCTTTAAGATACGTCTTTTTCAGATATTGATAAGATGAGATGTAGGGATCTTCAGAGACTATACGTGTTGCAACTTAAAAGTTGAAGAAATAGTCCGATAAGCATAGTAATATGCTTAATTATATCTTGCTACTTGTATATATATTTAGCTATTTACTTTATTATAATTTATTAATAAATGGTAAAGAAGATTCTAAAAGAAATTCTAAACAACTTGATAGTTCAGAAGTAAACAGTTATCCTGAACCTGAACAAGATCCTAACTCTGGACCTGAACAAGATCCTAACTCTGGACCTGAACAAGATCCTAACTCTGGACCTGAACAAGATCCTAACTCTGGACCTGAACAAGATCCTGATCAAGACGATTTTATTCAGAAATCAATAAACAATAATAATTTAATAACTATTGAGCATAAACATAAACTTAGTGAAAAATATCTGTTAAATTTGTCTAATTTAAATTATTCTACTGCCTCCCCTATATATAATTTTTCAAAAGATAAAAATACTCTTTTAAATGAATATAGAAATAAAAGTGGTATTTACCTTATACATAATAATATAAATGGTAAAAGATATATCGGTAGCGGTATGGATTTAAGTAAAAGACTTGCTACCTATTATTTCCCTTCTCGTTTGTGTGATGGGCGATATATTTCTAATTCTATATTGAAATATGGACATGGTAGTTTTTCTGTTGTTATTTTAGATATTTTAAGTAATACTAGTTCATCAATAAAAAAAGATATTCTTAGTAAAGAACAAGAATATATTGATTTATATAAACCTGTATATAACTTAAACCCTATAGCAGGGTCAAGTATGGGTTTCAAACATTCAGAAGAATCTAAAAGACTTATATCCGAGTTCCGTAAAGGTAAACCTTTGCCTGATGAAACTAAGAAAAAACTTAGTGCATTGTTTTCAGGTGAATTAAACCCATTTTGATCTAAAGTTCACTCTGCTGCCACTTTAGAAAAAATGAGTAAATCTAAAGTGGGTAAATTAAATCCTATGTTTAATAAGGAAAAATCTAAGGAGTTTATTGAACATATGTATAAAGATAGAACGGGTCCTAATAATCCTATGTTTGGTAAACCTAAAAGTAAAGAAACATTAGACAAAATGAGCAAAAAGGTATATGTTTATGACAGTAACAAAGAATTTATTATACTTTATGATAGTATTAAGTTTGCTGTAAAGGATTTACATATAGCAGCTGAAACTATTAAAAAGTACTTAGATACAGATAAAATATACAAGAATAAATACTTTTATTCAAAATTAAAATAAAATTGTTCTTAGCAAGATATAACAAATTTGCTACAAGGAATGCCACGTCGGGTAAGTGATTACCCTGATGCTTTTACAGGTTGAAACTTTATTAGTAGTATTGGTTCAGTTATATCTGTAGCTGCTACTGCACTATTCTTACAAATAGTGTATTTACAACTTGTAAAAGGTAAAGCTATTTATGGGTACATTTGAGCAGTTCCTCAACTATTTAGTGATTATTACCGTATACTTAAAGATAGATGTTCTCCTGGTTTAGAATGAGCTTTACATAACCCACCTAAACCACACGCATTTACTAGCTTGCCATTACAGTCGAGTTTTGACGCTGCTGGTGCCGCTGAAAATTTACAACAAATTGCTAACATGGGTGGCTGTCTACATGAAGTATGAAACGCAATCAAAGTAACAGGTGAAGAATATGCAAATAATCTATATCCACTTTGCGACTTCAATCCTACTACTCAAGGTGTGCAACATGCTGCAGTAAATGCAGCAGAAGAAACATTTTATGTTTGTGCAACTAATACTAATAATTGTGCAGCTGTTATATGCAATAACTGTAAGCAATCTATATTATTTATCTTACCTAATTTTTTATCAGTTTTCTACAGATCATACAAAAATATTGTTAATTCTGTCTTTATATTTTTAGGATTGGTAGTATTCTCAGTAATTTGTTATTCTTTATCTCCTGACTTTATTAATTGTGATGCACCTAGAGCTTGAGGACTTTACTTCCAAGATAGTGCTAGTCCACAAATGGAAGCTCTAGTGGAGTTACATGATGATATTATGTTTTACTTAGTGGCTATATTATTTAGTGTGGCTTGAATACAAGCATCTATTATTAAATATTTTAATTATACTAAATATTCTATTAGTAATAAATATCTTACCCACGGTAGAAAAGTGTGCCGTCTCACAAGTTTTCTAAGATTTATTGTCTCCTTTCATGTAATATATCTATTATTATTATCACTTATTCCACATCTATATAAAGTAATTTTAAACAGGATGAGTGGAAAAATCCTGTTAATTAAATACTTAAATAAAGATGTAGTTTCCAGTTTTTATCCTTCTGTTACCCTACTTACCAGTCCTAGCTATTCGGTGAGCTCAGGGGGCAAACTCACTATTCTTGCGCGACGTAGTGCTGTTACACAAATAAAAGGAGTTCGAAAATATAGTTCAAGCGAACCCTTATCTAAATTTAGAGTAATTACCACTACTAAACGAACTTATTCTTCTCAATCAGATGCTGGAAGTTTTTCCAATATTCCTCGTTCCAGAGTTCTGGCTCAGAACTTGGGTAGAAATCATATATTTTACGAAGATAGTTCCAATTTAAAAAAACTAGTTCTAAAAGAAAACAAAGGTAAATCAGGTATTTACATGTGAACTAATAAAATTACCGGTGATATTTATATAGGGCAATCTGTAGATCTTGCCGAAAGATTAAAAAGATATTTTAATCTTAATTATTTAGAAAAAAATAAAAGTTTTCTTATTAGTAGAGCATTAATGAAGTATGGTCATTCCTCTTTTTCTATTACTATATTGGAATATTGTGAAAAATCTGAGTTAAATGAAAGAGAACAATATTATTTGGATAATTTAGAGCCCGATTATAACATATTAAAAAATGCCGCGAGCTTTTTAGGTTATACACCTACAGAAGAGGCTAAAGCAAAAATAAGTAAAGCTTTAAAAGGAATTAGTCGTAGTGAGGAAACTAAACAATTAATGAGAGAGAAAGCTTTAGGTAGAAAACACTCTGAAGATACCAAATTAAAATTGAGTATCCTGCGAGGAAATCCTGTAAATGTATACGAAAAATGTGACTCTTCTGGATTTAAATTAATAGGTAGTTTTGTTTCAGCCCGAAGAGCTGCTATATTTTTAGAATTAAACAAAAATACTGTTATAAAATATATGAATTCAGGGGCGATATTTAAGGATAGATATAAATTCTCCTCTAAATAGCAGGTGGCCCGCCCCGCAGCCGCCGCTTATTAGTATGGTCGCTCTATGAGTGAAGAAACTAAAAAACTTATGAGTTTAAAAAAAATAGGTGAACTTAATCCTTTATACGGAAAATCTCATAGCAAACAATCTAAAGAACTAATGAGACAAAAAGCTTTAGGTAGAAAACATTCTGAAGAAACTAAATTGCTAATGAGCACAAAAAGTGGAAATCCATTGAATGTATATGAAAAATGTTCATCTGAAGGATTTAAGTTAATAGGAAGTTTTGTTTCAGCCAGAAGAGCTGGTAAACTTTTAGAAATAAGTGGAAGTACTGTTGTAAGATATATGAAATCAGGGGCGATATTTAAAGACAGATATAAATTTTCGTCCCGATAATAAGCAATAAGCTTAGAAAAACTATGAGTTTAATTTCACTGAATGCTGGAAGGTTCTAAAGCCTTTGATACTATAATTATCTTCCCTGTGTACAACGGGAGCCTTAGGTACCTAGAGTACTCTAGCGGGTAGGTTAATAATTATCAGTGATAACTCTTCTCCTACGGAGGGCTATGCCATAATTAGGCGACCCTCTACCGTCAAATGTAATGATGGTAGGCGGGAAAGGATGTAACAATGAATAACCTAGCAGGAAACCAAAATAATAATTATTTATATTATGAGTAGGTAATCCCCAGAGACTAAACGTGAAATATCCTGTTGATTAACTGGATAAAGATATAGTCCATATTTTTGACACTTATCGAATTAATCTGAACCATCACCCCAGCACTAATCTTGGTATTAATAGCTTTCCCTTCATTTAAACTACTTTATCTTATGGATGAAGTTACAGATCCATCCTTATCTGTATTAGCAGAGGGTCACGGTGGCCCTAAACCGTATACTATAAAAATTTAGTTAGTTTAATATATGGTAGTCGTGAATTACAACGAAAGCGATTTTGTTATTAATTAAATTATAAGATTCTAGCTAGATTCTCTAAAAGAAAAGGCTCTTGAATTTTCAGAAGTGAGCCGTCTGGAATCTAATAAAACCAAAAAAAACCCATTTTTTTTTGTTCGGCGACACAAGTGAAAATAGTTAATCTGTTTTTAGTAGAAGGGGTAATAGCTAAAAACACAAGACTATCAGTAAATTTTATTTATTGCAACAGACTGGGCCACTTGTGGGTGTTAATTTATTTAATGCTTAATGTACAGTCGGAATCTATTATTATTTTTATTAATAGGTATGCATAATGCAAATTTATCTTTGAGAGCTAGAACTTTTCTAGCCCTGTTTTCTAGACAAATCGTGACTAAATATAATATTTATAGCCGACACTTTCATATTAAGACTTTTACTCAAAATAGAATAGGTCCTCATAATCTTGACGTTATAAGTGTTTTAGTGGGTTGTCTTCTCGGTGATGGTCATGCTAGAATAAGTAAAGCTAAAGTAATTGGTACAAGGTTTCGTTTTAAACAAAGTGGTCGTCATAAAGACTATTTATTCTTTTTATATAATTTTTTTTGAATAAGAGGTTATTGTACTGATGCTGGTCCTAAACAATACAAAACCATTCTTATTAATTCTTTAAATGCAAAAAAAATTCATTATGGCTATGAATTTAGTTTATATACATTTAGTAGTTTAAATTGACTTTATAATTTGTTATATGTTGATGGTATAAAAACTATTAAACCTGAACTTATTAATTATTTAACACCTATGTCTCTTGCCTTTCTTATTATGGATGACGGGTGTTGAGTGGGAGGATCTAAAAGTGTTAGAATAGCTACCAATAATTTCACTAGGGAAGAAGTTGAATTACTTAAAAGTATGTTTGAAACTAAATTTGGTTTAAACTGTACTGTACAACTCTTATCTAAAAAAGGAGGAAATACTCCTAAAGATAAGTATTCTATTTACGTAAAAGTAGCTTCTATACCTAAATTAAGGGAGTTGGTTCTACCTTATATGCACCCTAAAATGTTGTATAAATTAGGTTTATAGTAT